AAACATTACCATTTCTATCTAATTGGAATATATCTAAGTTTCTTTGATACTCAGCTGGATTTAATCTACCTACTTTTGTCTGTAAATCTTCCATTCCAGCCATCCATTGTTCAATTCCATTTCTTACGCTCATCTGAGAATCGTTAAGAACTGTTATTGTCCACGGTGCATAAATTCTATCACCTGCAAACTTAACCTCTCTACCACGATACAATACAATTGCTGGATTTATAATCTGACCTGGAAGTTCAGCGACATTAACCAAAAAAGGTGACTTTTGAACTGCATTAGCAGCTCCTGCGACATAGGTTGGAAATGAAAGCTGAACTGCAAATTGATTAGGTCTTAAACCACCATTTGTAAGGGCAGATTTAAATCGTTCTACATTAAATACTGTTGACATTTGTTATCTCCCTTTAACCACCAACTTCTTCGAACGAAACACCAGTTCTCGTTGCAATGAAGTTAAGTTTCATAAAATTGATTGCTCTTGCAGGCTTAATAAATATGTCTGCTACGAATTCATTCCTATCTATTACTTCGCCAGTGTTGTTTGATTCATCACAAACTACTTTAAAGTCTGTAATACCTCTTCTTCCTTGAACATCACGTAAGAATGGTTCTACAAGATTTCTAAATTGTGATCTTGTAAATGCATCATTGAATTCAAAGAGTTGAAATTTAGCAGCTGTTGCAATAGATTTCTCAAGTACAATAAACAACCTTCTTACATTAATTCTATCAAAAGCAGATGGTTTAGCTAAGAGTGTTTTATCTCCAAATAAAACTGTTCCTTGACCAGGGAATGTTACAACAGGATTAACTCCTTTTTTGTAAAGAGTATCTCTTTCAGCTTTCCTAGGTGAAAATGGAAGTTTTGTAACATTTTTAACTTGACCTCTATTAAATCCAGCAGGAGAGAACCAAGGATCAGTTGTAAAGTCTGTTCTTACACAAAGTCCAGCTGTATCTCCATTTAATGGAACATATCTGAATACATCATTGTATCTATCATATTGATATTTGTAACCAGAATCCATAACAGCGTAACTTGAAGATGGTAAACCATCTCTAAATGCTGTTACATCAGTTGCTTCTTGTGATAAATTATTAACCACGTCTGCTTGTTCAGGTGATGCAAATACTATACAATCTTTTCTTACTTCTGCTATACTATTAATAGCATATATTATAGTAGGAGATGTTGCTTCTCCTAATGGAAGTAATGATATATCAAAAAGATCATCATTTAAAAACGTTGCTAATCCATTTTGTTGCATTGCTGCTGTCATTGTATCATCTGATACACCACCAACTAAAGAATAAGTTAAATTAGCTGACTTATCAACGTTTTGTGTATCTTTAAATATTGAACCTGCAGCAGTAGTTCCCCAAGCAGTACCTGCAGTAGCAGCAGCGTATCCTCCTCGGTCATCAGATGTATCAGGAGTACCTGCTAAGTTAGCTGTTGGATGTCCTGCCCACCAAATATATTTTGATGTGTTGTTAATTACATTTACATAATAGTTTGATGTACCATCTGGAAGTTTTGCATCTGATGCTTTAGAAACTAATTCAAATTTTTCTAAAACTGTGCCTTTTGTTCCTGTCCATAATCCGTCTTCGTCAACAACTACTACATGCAATTCATCATTAGCTCCTCCAACTGTAGAAGCAAAAGTTGAGGTATTTGGACGATTATCAAATTGATTAGTAAATTCCCATGTTGGATAACTGTTACCATCACATAATGAAACTTTAACAGAATTTCCTAATGCTCCTGCAAATTTTCCATACCATTGAAATCTATTTGAAGTAGAACTATAATTACCATCATAGTCATCTTCATTTTTTATTAAGAATGCACCCGTTGCACTTGTATTACCAGCCGGTTGACTTGCTACTGCATTTTTTGCAGCAGTACCAACTTTTCTTATTGTTTGTAAGTTATTTCCATATTGTAAAAAGTTAGCTGCTGTAAAAAATGATTTAAATGTAGTATCATTAGGTTCTTGAAATTGTGCAACTAATTGATTTTCAGAATCTATAAGTCTTACTTCTTCTACTGGTCCCCATTGAAAAGTGCCTACAAATCCACCAGCAGTGGTTGAAATAGCAGGAACTATAAGAGTTAAGTCTTTTTCAGTAACCAAAACTCCTGGTGAGAGTTGGAACGCCATATTAATTCTCCTTAAATAATGTTATGTTACATCATAACAAAAAGTTTTTTTCTTTTTTTATTTATAATATCTTCTCTTTCAAAAATTTTTGATAATCCTTTTGGTATTTGTCTGATAACCAAATATCTCTTCCTACAACTTCGTATTCAGGTTCTTGATTATTATCGTAAAAACCAAATGGTGTTAATTCTTCTTCAATCTGTACCATTTTTTGTTTATAAAGTGCTTCTCTATTGTTTGCATTCATTAAATCTTTAAATAATGGATCATTAGAAGCCCATGAAAATAAAACTAATGACATAGTTAAATCATCATGATATCCTTCATCAGCTTGAAAAGAACCTCTTTGTTCAACAAAAGTTGAAAACTCTGAAATTATATCACTATCAAAAATTAAAAGTTTGTTTTCTTCTACTAATGTTTTAAGTGTTGAACATCCTATCCTTTTTACTTGTTTTGTTGTTCTTAAACCTAATACTGCATTTCTTCCACTGCTAGATAAAAATTGTCCATACTTAGAATCATGTCCTACCCACATCATATTTTCATATTCAATATCATTATAAATTATGTCAGCTACTTGTTGACCAATATCATTTATTTCAACAAGTATATGAGCATCATTGTAATCCTTTCCTACCTTTGTAATTATATCAGGATATAATAAGGGTGTAATATTATTGTCTTTAAACTTAGCAACTACTTTAAATGGATATTCAGTACAATCAATAACAGTAAAAGCTGAATAATCTCCACCAACTCCTCTTGAAGTGTCCACTGCTATAAAATAAAAATGTTTTTGTATAGGAGCCTCAAGAACATCTAAATTGTCTTTACTATGAATAAATGTCTTAGCAGATAGTTTTGATATAGTATCAGCACCTATTAAAGTATTACTTGATCCTAAGAATGTACAAAGTACCTCTTGATTAAATTTTAGTTCACCAAGTACTTTTTTTTGTTCATCAGCCCAAGCATCATCCCTTCCTGGAATTTTCCAATAAGGTATTTGTAAACTTGTAAATCCATTTCTTTTTTCTTCTGCATCATTCCAATATTTCCAAAAATGATTATATCCTAAAGGTGTTGATGTCATTAAAACTTTTGTTGTTTCACCAGCCATAATTGTTGGGTATGTAGAAGTAAAGAATTCTTCTGCCACATTGTTTGGAACAATAGCTGCTTCATCAATGTATAACCAGTTAACAGATTTACCTCGAATACCAGATATAGAAGTAGCTGAAGTAAATATCTTACTTCCATTTTCTAGCTCCACATCACCCTTATTCCACGTCTTAACACCTTGTTGCATCCAAAGCGGAAGATTCTCATACATTATTTGATAACGGTATAGAACCTCTCTAGCGGATGCTGACTTGTTAGCTAAAATAGCAACTGTCTTATTCGTTTGAAATAATGTGTAATGAAGAATGCATGCAGCTGATGTAATTGTCTTACCTTGTTGACGTCCTTCCATTATGATAACTTTTCTATTATTCATAATAGTTGCCACTTTTTCTTTTTGACATTCATATAGCTTAAATGGCACTAATCCTGAATCAAGAGAAACTATTTGACAATAGGTTTCAATAAAATAAATTGGATCAGAACCACATTTAATTATTTCTTCAACTTGTTCTTTTGTATACTGATGTTCCCAACCAATCTGTTTTAGATTACTGTTACCATTGTAAGAATTATTCTTTAGGTTTGACATCTACTACTTCTTTTCTTTTGTCTTCGATTTGTTTGATGAGATCTGAAGTCGATCCAGTAAATAAGATATTATTTTGAGTTTTAATAGTAGTCTTATCATCTTCTATGTCCTTTAACTGTTTATGTATATCTAAAAGATCTTTGGCTACTTCGCTCTGTGTTTTCATAAGTTGTCCAGCAACTTCAAAATCTCTGCCTTTTTCAGAAGATTTAGCAATTGATATCATTTCTCTTATAGCATCATTATTTGTATTAATAAGATCTCTTATTGTTTCTCTTGTTAAATCAAAATCACTTTCTTTTCTATCGTCACTAGTTTCTTCTATTTTAGCTAAAGGAAGAGCCTTGGGTATATCTTTTTTAGCATCAAAAGGTTTCATATCAAAAATTTTTGATAATTTTTCAAAATCATTCATAATTAAAAATCCTTAAAGTCTTCTATAAATGAAGTAACATTACCTTTAGTTTCTCCGTCTTTAGCTTGAACAGAATAGCTTTGTATTTTATTTTCTAAATCAGAGTCACTAAAGAAATCAACTTTAGCAAATTTTATAAGACCTTGTTTAGTTATTGGTCCATAAAAATTAAGTTTAAGTGTAAACATAAGAGTCCACATTATCATTCTTCTTTGATAAAAGTCTCCTTCATATTGATCATCATAACTTATACTTTCTAATATTATAGGTAAATCATTTTTTATATTGAGCTCAGGTATAGCAGTAATACTTAAATTGAAATCTGGATTAAAATATGGTAGTATTTGTTCTATAATTTGTAATCCATCATCTTGATTTTTTGCGTACACATATAAAGCAACATCAATATTATATGGTGAAGGAGCATATTGTGTATCAGAACTAGAAGCTGAATTTATTTTTCTATTTTGTTGTATATAACTAACTCTTCTTTGTGGATCATAACCAATCGATAACATTTCAAATGCCATTCTTGGTAAAATTATTTGTACATCTTTTTTAACATCTGTTTCAGGAATAGCATCAATTCTAGCTAAGAATTTTTGTCTTGGAGCATATGATAATGGAACCTTTATGGTTTGAACTAAATTTCCATCAGAATCTTTCCTATCAATATACATATCATTAAATAAATTTCCAAATGAAATTACAGCTTTTCTAATAGTTGAATGATAAAATTTTTCTAACATTAGCTATAATCTCCAAATGGATTCTTCTCACTGAAATCTAAAATACCAACACTTTCAGTTTCAAAAACATCATTTTGTGCTAATGAATCTTTATCAGTTATGTTAAATGATTCTAATATTATAGATGAAGGAGTGTTAAATTCTAATAACATTCTGCTTCCATTTTCCAAAAGAAGGTCAAAATTTCTTATATCTAAACTATCTATTCTTTCTATATCATCAATATCAGTCCTACTAGTGTCAACTCTTTCACTACTGTATTGAAATAACTCACAAAATAAATTATAAACATAAAGTTTACCAATTTGGAAGAATGGATCTGTACCTTCTACTCTTCTTATTTCAAAAAAAGATTTTGTTTTTGTAAAAAATAATAAATCTCCTTCTGCTGGACGAGTTGATAATTGTACGCTTCCTGCTCTAGCAACAGATTGATCCCATCTTCTTCTTGAAACAATAAAATTAGCTTGATCTCTTAATTCAACTCCAAATTTAGTTAATAGATCACCTTCACCAGTAAATCCATTTATATCTGAAAGATACATTTCTAATGGATATGCTTGTGTATATTTGTTAAGCACATCTTCATTTAAAATTGTATCTAAATTAACAGTTGTTCTTGGTAAATATAAAACTTCAAAACCATATATTTTTAAACATTCAATTATAATATCTTCATGTAATAACTGTTCGTTATTAGTACCAATTGAATCTCCAGATTGAAAATAGTGATTTATTGTCATTATAGTCTAAAAAAATCAACAGGTAATTGGTATCTTGATTCAACTTCTATCTCTAATTGTTGAATTTCTTGTATAGCTTCTTCGTAAATTTGTTGACCATTTAAAGTAACTCCTCCTGGAAGTTGAACTCCAGAAAATTTCTTTAAATTATTTCCCCACTGTTTTTTAAGTTGAGCTGTAGCATATTTTTTTAAGTACAAATCATTATATACGCCTGTATATTCATTGGGATCTAATATTCTATAACATTCAATAATAATAAATTCACCCACAGCTGTATCTTGTGCCCAGTCCATATCAATATGTAATCTATTCTGATGTCTATTAAATCTTACAGGTTTTTGGCCTACTAATAATTGATTTAATAATTGTAGTTGATTTTGTACTTGAAAATAATAAATTATATCAGTTGATTGAATTGAATATATATCATTTAAAAGTATTTGATATCTTACATCAAATAAATCTATTCCTCTAGTTCTAGCATTAAAAGGCAATACTCTTTCAACACCTATAACTGCATCATTTAAAGTAACGTATTTATCTGAAATATTGTTAGCAGTTACTTCATGTTTTAAATACAATCTTTCAACTCCATCAAAATGGAATTGTTGAAAAAACTGCAGGCTTAATTCTAAAACATCTTCTTCTTGATCAGGGTCTACATTTATCTCAATAACTGGATCACCCAATTGTCTTTTAGCATATGCTTGAAGCTCAGTTCTAGATGCTGGTTTACTTGTACTCATCTTGTTATCTCCGGTGAAACAATTACTATACCTTCTGCTATTCTTTCAATTTCACCAGATGTATTGCTTTTCATTTCAATGTCGTATAAATATCTAGCAGCTGTAACATTTGTTGTTGTATTTGAATTCATTGTCAAAAAAACATTGCCATCAGTTCCAACAGGAATGGTAGCAATAAAAGCATGACTGTTTGACGATTTTACAGATCTTCTAAATTGTGAATTTACTGTATGTCCTGATATATCTCTGACAGCACCAGTAAAATCTTTTATTGTGACATTTGCTTTAAAAGTAGTTCCTTGATCAAGGAACAAGTTGAAAATAGTAGCCATGTGTTCTCCATTGTATGGTACTATTTATATAATAATTTACCTTTATGATTTATTAACAAACTGTAATGTCTGACCACTTGATAAAAATTTTGTACTTAATTTTTCAGCAGAAGATAATGATTTATTTTTTGGTTTAGCAGATACATTAGTAATAATTTTAGTATTACTAATATCTAAAGTTTTTAATGTTGGTATGTTTTTAACAAATGCTATAGAACCAGAATTTAATCCTGTTATTTTTTCTCCTTTAACATAAACATTAGGCGTAACATTTGAATCAAGTAAATCTTCTGAAAGAGTTATAGATGATAAACCATTTCCAAAATTAGTTATACTTAAAACAGTACAAGTGTTACCATAGATATCACCGGAAATATTTTCATTTTGTATTATATTTCCAGATCCATGTTCTAATATGTTAAAAGTAAAAACAATCATTATGTGTCCCAATAAATATAAATTCTACCAACTGATTCAGTATTACCTGCTGTTCCTCTAATTGGATCTCCAGAATTTGCTGGGACTGTTTGTGGTGAATCTGGTCCTGCAGTAGTAACTCCATCAGTAACAGATGGATGTGCTATATATCCAGAACCACCACCTCCA